TGAAGATAACCAACCAGCAGATTATGCTGTAGAAGATGTTATGTATTTTACTACTGGTGGAGAAACAGAATTTGATGAAGTAGCACAAGAACATGTTGGTGAAAACATCTTATCACACCGTGTAGTGAGCGAAGAAGAATACTTGAAGATGTTTGATGAGATGAATCCATACTTTATAGAATGGTCCGACGAACAGAAAAAGAAATTTATATTCAAAGAGGTAAGTAAATGTCCGAAATGAACGTATATCAAAGTTTTATCCACAAGAGCCGTTATGCAAGATTTTTGCCAGAAAAGAATCGAAGAGAACATTGGAACGAAACAGTTCAACGTTATGTTGATTATATGTTCACAAAAGTTTCAACAGGCCAGGGATGGACGGTTGATCAAAAGTTAAAGCAAGAAGTATTTGACGCTATCTTTAATCTAGAAGTTATGCCAAGTATGCGTAGTTTGATGACTGCTGGTAAAGCATTAGACAGAGACAATGTCGCTGGATATAATTGCTCTTATTTGCCTGTAGATGATCCAAAATCTTTTGACGAAGCTATGTGCATTCTTATGAATGGAACAGGCGTTGGGTTTTCTGTAGAAAGACAATATGTTAACAAGTTACCAGAAATACCTGATGAATTATATGAGTGCGACACAGTAATTACTGTCAGAGATAGCAAAGAAGGTTGGTCTAAAGCTCTACGTATGCTTATTTCACTTTTATATGCTGGAGAAATACCAAAGTGGAATCTAACCAATTTAAGACCAGCTGGCGCTCAGTTAAAAACTTTTGGAGGAAGATCAAGTGGTCCAGAACCACTAAACGAATTATTTAAATTCGTTGTAAAGGTTTTTAAAAATGCACATGGTAGAAAATTAACTTCACTAGAATGTCACGATTTAATGTGCAAAATTGCGGAGGTCGTAGTTGTTGGTGGTGTTCGCCGTTCAGCAATGATCTCCCTATCTAACTTATCAGATGATCGTATGCGTCATGCTAAAGCAGGACAGTGGTGGGAAGCAAATGTTCAAAGAGCTCTTTCAAACAACTCAGCAGTCTACACAGAAAAGCCAGACGTCGGACAGTTCATGTCAGAATGGCTCGCAATCTATGAATCGAAGTCGGGTGAACGAGGTATCTTCAGTAGAGAAGCATCTCAAAGAGTGGCACGCAAGAGCGGTAGAAGAGACCCATCGTTTGAATTCGGCACTAATCCCTGCTCTGAAATTATCCTGCGACCATATCAATTCTGTAACCTTACGGAAGTCGTTATACGAGAGTCTGATACTGAGAAATCACTTGCTAGGAAGATTAAAGTTGCAAGTATACTTGGTACTTTCCAGTCAACAATGACATATTTCCCATATCTACGTAAGATTTGGCAGAAGAATACGGAAGAAGAAAGACTACTTGGCGTTTCATTTACTGGCATTTATGATTGTCCGTTGATGAATGATTATAACGATCCAGAGTTACCTGCAAGACTAGAACGTCTGCGTCAGGTTGCTATTGATACTAATAAAGAATGGAGTGAGAAACTTGGAATTAATCAGTCAGTTGCAATTACTTGCGTTAAACCTTCAGGGACAGTTTCGCAGTTGGTTCTTTCCCCTAGTGGTATTCATCCCGGTCATGACCGCTATTATATCCGTCGTGTGCGTAGCGATAACAAAGACCCGCTTACAAAGCATCTTATTGACGCTGGTGTGCCTCATGAACCTGACGTTACTAAGCCTCACGCTACTACTGTCTTTTCGTTTCCAATGAGATTGCCTGATTCTTCAATCACTAGAGAAAATGTCAATGCTATTGATCATCTAGAACTTTGGTTGAAGTATCAGCGTCATTGGTGTGAACATAAGCCATCTGTTACTATTAATGTAAGAGAAGAAGAATGGCCACGTGTTGGTGCATGGGTCTATGATCACTTTGATGAAATGTCTGGTGTATCATTCCTACCGCATGATGGTGGAACTTATCGTCAGGCACCATACGAAACAATTACTCAAGCTGATTACGAAGATCTAAATAAAAATATTCCAACCAAAGTTGATTGGGATGCTCTTGTTGAGATGGATGATAATGTTGAGGGCGTTCAGACACTAGCATGTACTTCGGGTAATTGCGAAATATGATAGATGAAAAATGGGAAACTAAGAATGTTAATAAAATAGAAAAACAATTCTTAGCTTCTCAAGAAGATAGAAATAAAAGAATAGAGATTTGCGAGGCGTGCGAACATCTACATCGATGGAAATATTGTAAATTATGTTGGTGTTATATGCCTCTCAAAACTCACATTATTAATTCAAGTTGCCCAATGGGTAAATGGAGTCCAGTATAAAACAATAAAAAGGATTAATAAATGAAGATAGACGCAGAATTATTCGATCTTTGTAGGGAATTTATTAAAGAAAACCAAATTGGTTGTGAAGAAGATATATACCAAACAGACCAGGTGGCCGAAAATTCTTTAGAATTTATTGAATCAATCTGTGAATTGCTAGGTTATTACGAAGAAGATGAAGTAGAAGAATACGAAGAGGACTAAATATCCCGAAGGAGATTCGGGATGTGGACATATAAAGGTGAGATTGTAGAAGATATTGGTAATTATATTGGATTCGTCTATATAATTACCAACCTTCGCACCGAAAGAAAATATATCGGTAAGAAAAATTTCTATTTCTCAAAGACAAAACAGCTCAAAGGTAAGAAAAAGAAATACAAAGTAGAGTCTGATTGGAAAGACTACTTTGGATCTAATGAAGAGCTAAATCATCACGTAAACATATTCGGCCAAGATCAATTCAGAAGAGAGATTCTTAGATTCTGCTCTTCGAAAGGTGAGATGTCATATTTCGAAGCCAAATATCAATTTGAGTATAATGTTTTAGAGACAGAACAATTTTATAATAGTTGGATCTCGTGTAAGATACACAAGAAACACTTGACATTTTTGAAGAAGAAGGTATAATATATTTGGGTAGATCGAAAAACAGAAAGGAGAAATCCATTGAGTTGGCCCCACAAAAATAGACCCAGAAAAGGTCGCCGTAAAGTCGGCAGTCAGAAGCGCAAGGCTCGTCGTTTGAAGGGTCGTAAGCGTAAGTAATTTAATCAAGAAAGGTGAATAATAATGAATAAGTTTTTTCTATCAGCAGCAATCGTTCTCGGTCTAACAGTTTCTGCATCCGCACTAACAACCCTAGACGAGACTCACAACGGTAAGACTGTTGCTGTTCCTGGTGCTACAAAGAGCCATGGTGTTTATGCGCCAGCAGCCCAGTATACCCCACACGGTCTAGTTGTGACTGCTCCTCCAGGTGCAGATGTTGACGTTGATAACGATGGTGATGATGTCTCTGTTGACATTACTCCAAAGGGCAAGCGTGGACTACTAGGTCTCGGCGTTCTAGGATTGTAACAATGAAAAAGCTGAATCTGGACGAAGTCAGAGAGTTCATTGTCAATACATCATTGTCAACAAAAATCTACATCGGTTCAGATTCAGCACGTTATCGTAAGGGTGATGTCTGGCATGCTGAATACTGTACTGTTGTAGTTGTTCACTATGATGGTAACCGTGGTTGTAAAGTTTTTGGTCAACTAGAGTCTGAAAGAGACTATGATCAGAAGAAGGATAAGCCACGTATGCGCTTGATGAATGAAGTTATGCGCACAGCACAGATGTATTTGGATCTCGAAGAAGTAATTGGTTGTCGAGACGTTCAGATCCATCTGGACATCAACCCTGACGAGAAGCATGGTTCTTCATGCGTAATCTCAGAGGCAGTTGGCTATATTAAGGGATTTTGTAACGTAGTACCTTTCGTAAAGCCCAACGCTTTCGCCGCCAGTATAGCAGCCGATCGTTTATTGGCGTAAATTAAAAGAGGGGGTAGAGCCAGCTGGGACGGCCATCTGCTCATAACAGATTTATGACCAGGTTCGATTCCTGGTGCCCCTACCATTTATCATGAAAGGAAATTACGTGAATCGTTTGTTGTCTGTTGTTTTAATTTCAACGGCGTATGCTGTTACATGTACGCCTGTGCAGGCCAATTTTTTGGAGGATCTATTCCGGCCATTTTCTGCACAGCCTTCCCAGCATACCCATAACACTAAGCATTCCAAGCATATAAATAATTATTCCACTGGTGGCGGACACAACGCCTCGTGGTATAACGACCGGAGCGGACGGACAGCATCCGGTATGCGTCACCATTATGGTGTTGCGCATAGAACCTTACCATTTGGAACAACGGTTTGTATCCACAACCCGTCAAATGGTAGGCAAGTAGAAGCCGTTGTAACCGATAGAGGGCCATTCGTCAGAGGAAGAACAATTGACG